ATAAATTTCAGAATCAAGATAAGTAGCAATAGCACGATACATATCCCTTCTGTCTACTGTGTCTATATCAGAACGTTCCTGCCTTTGAACGTTATCAAGACGCTCTTGCAAATTAGCAAAAGGTCTATTGATAAGACTGTTGTTATTATTAGGCATGAGTCTAAAATATATTAATCCTAACTTATTGCAAGAACTTATGAACTTTTCTGTGGATAACTTTTGTACCATTCTGTCGCACCCTTGACCACATCATCATTGGCTTCTATAAGAAGATCAGAGCCCAACCCACTCCCTGGTCTGCACAGCCGGAAATTATCCTATTACGCCCATGCTTAGATACGTAATCGCAAATGGAGAATGGAGATTTGTTTTTGGCACAAGGGCAAACGCCCTCGCACCTAAATGATTTAGTTAGCCTAATTATTATTGAGTTTGCATCTGCAACAGAGGAAAATTCTCTGTTAGCAATTCGCTCTCTTGATCTTGATCGACAATCGGCTTCAACTCAAGACTTTCAACGATCTGAGTTTTATACTGATTGTACATCAAAGGTTGCTCGACCTTGAAACGAGCACTATCGAACTTCTTGTACTCTCTAGGGATTACATTCATTTTGTGTTCGATACCCTTGAGGACTTTATCCTCGCTTGTGACAAAAGACTTAACGAGTGTCTTTTGTTCTTTCAACTTCGAACTGATGAAGTTATTTAGAATAGTTAGTCTTACTAACTTGTCTATTTCTTTCTTTTTGTTCATGTTGCCTCCTTTGGCTTATTATAAATATAGTGATATCCTAACTAATTGCAACTATTTATTTTAATTAATCTGTGGATAACTTTTTCAGAAATCACCACCCAACTCCTGCAACCCAGCTCCCGGGACAGCTCAGGCCACTGGTACCGGACTTAGTAAAAGGCGAAAGGGGAAATGGAGAATGGAGACAGCGAGCCAGAACAGCAGGAGCAGCGTCCAGCTCGCTAATATTTCACGAAAGACGGAACCAATGCCAAAGGGTAGCTTGGCGATGGAAAAGGATATAAAGATCCCAACCAACACAATGATTCCAAAGTAAACTAGAAATGGGGGCAACTAAGTGCTTACCAACGAATCAGCTTGCGCTTCTTCATCTGCCTCTTTATCTGCAATGACTTCACGACACACATCTTCACACGCCCACCACGCCAGCAGGTTCCTGAGCTGTAGCTCACTGCCTACCTCTTTAGATCCATTAAATGTTACGATGAGATGGAGAATGGACGGCTCGCCCATGTCGTCAGCCATGTCACTCAACCTCTGCCAAATCTCCTCTTTGAATTTCTCATAAAAGGCTTCGCTGTCAGAATAATATATCAACTCTGACACGATGCCCGACTGGCACCCTTCCAGGATGACGTCTGCAATCTGACCTTCTTCCAGGTTGTTAGTGATCCACTCCTTAATGGAGTCTTCCTTAAACTCGACGGGCATGTTGCATCTCCCTAAGACTCACGAACCAGGGCACACGCACCCAGCCGTGTTTGTTCAACAGTAAATGGATAATGTGTTCATAATTATAATTCATCTTTGACCTCCTTTGTTTATGGCTCAGGGTCTCGAGTCATTACGGCAACTACCTGAGCCATCTATTACCCAGCTGATTAAAGAGCCCTGGGGTTATAACCTTACAGCTCTATAATATATATAGTCCTAATATGTTGGGATGTCAAGAGCAAAACAAAACTTTTTTGTAAACCTGCTGTACCAGCTCCATCCAGGGATGCCCCTGAACTATTACTGGTACTGACTTATGCTTGATCGTTGAACGGCAATGGACAATGGAAGTTGGGTGGCGACCCGAGGACTTCGAGTCGCCGATTGTTTCGTTTGGCTAACTAAACAAAGAAGGAATAATTATGCAGTAGCATAAACCAACTCCTGAGTCAAGCGTCAGGAAAACAGCCCGGCGGGAAGACAACCATCTGCAGCCTGGGATGCCGTCTGGCCTCGTTCGTAATGGGCAATGGATGATGGTCGTGGGATAATGGACTAATGGAGCTTGGTACTTACCCTGCCATCAGGAGTCCAGGATCCCAGCATCAGCAGGAGCTGGTCCCAGCCCTGAGTTTTGCTGCCCGGCGTAATGGAGCATAGGTGGGGTTTATCGGCAATGGATGATGGATCACGGACAATGGAGCCTGAGAATAATTTGATGCCCTTCGAAAGAGGGTCCTTGGCAAGTACAAATACAGGGCAACCAGCAGAATAATGCCTGTGAATCCACGCAATTTGATGTGCAGAGAAGTTAAGTTTATTATTTGTTATTATCTTCAACTCTAGCCAAAAGCCTCGTCTATAAAAGCCAAACAAATCAGGAATACCCAACCCTGATGTAGCTTCAATTCTAGTCCAAATGATTGATTTTGTGTTATTTTTTAATTGTTTCCAGAGATTCTTCTCGTCTGCCATGTTGAACGATCCAGCACCTTTCTTCTTCTAAATCAACCATCAATAACTCAACCTTTAATTTCTTTTGTAATGGAGTCAGCACTCGGTTAATTCTACGCCCTTTTTTCTTTCCTTTTGCATATTTCAAAGACGTTTTCACGTCATACAAATGGACTTTACCTTTCTTATCTATGGCAACAAGATCGACACAACCTGTGTCATGAATCGTCTTGAATACCAGATTCCCCTTCTTCAGTAAGTATGTCATCGCCAGGCTCTCCGACAAGTGTCCCTTCAGATGTGTCATGGTCAATAACTTCATACTCCCCTTGAATGGATAGTTTTTTTCGAAGTTCAATTAACTTATCCTCTACCTCTCCTACGGACATAGAATCGATCGTGCCGTGCATGACCTCTTTTCTGTCAACGTATAATCCAGCCGCCATACCACGGTACTTTTCGGCAGCAATAGCTCCCGTGAAGTTACCTGCTTTCTCGGCAGAATCTCGTAGTTCTGCTAGCTTTTGAATATGTGATTTATAGGAAATGGAATATCTCCTGTTTAGTTCAGCCCTTCTTCGCTCTATTTCTGCAACCACGTGTGGATAATATTTAGGGTTTTGTAGTTGACTTGCAATGACAGTAGCACCAGATTCTGCGAACCCAGCGTCCAAAGCACATTGTCTCGCACTCTGAATTGTGCCCTTTTCGATAAAAATATTGACAAATTTCATCTGTTTTGGGGTTAATTCGAGTGTTTTTACTTCTTTTTTAGACATGGTTTTTTACTCCATTCTGCAGTTTACCGTCAAAAAAGCTATATTTTTCAACAAACTGTGTAATTCTGTAAACGGTGTCAACCCACCCGTATGACAACTTATTTACAGAGGAAACCCTTGATATATATATATTTTTACTACTTTGTAAATATGTAAACCAATTTTTGACTTTTCGGCCGATTTTAGATTTAATTTCTGTAGAATAATATATATTGGAGGAATGAGATTGGTCCGTGTTTCGTGGCTCGATACCGTTGAGCATCCATCCGGTTGGTATGATCCCGAGGACATTGATACATTGGAAGATCCCTGTCTTGTCCATAGCTATGGTCTAGTCCTCAAAGAAAATGATAAATCAATAACAATAATCGCAGATTTTATTCCAGGAACAAAAGAGTTTGGTCGGTCGACCGTGATCCCTAAAGGAATGATAGAAGAGATAAAAGACATCTCAATTATAGATTAGCAACTCCACCACGTGCAAACGCTTGTCCTGTAGCCTTTTGAAAGGCAACTTGATAGGGATCTCCTTGTTGCATAAACAATGCATATTTTCGCTTGGCCTCCGGCCCCGCAGCGTCCAATCGCTGAGCTATATCACCTGGGTTAAAAACATCACCTAGGAAACCTTTACCTTTGGAAAATTGGTCTTTGAGACCTTGTAAAACTTTTCCAGAAACACCGCCACCTAAAATAAAATCAGCACCCGCACCAGCTAAATCTGCAAACGGACTAAACATAGCACCGAGTAAACCCATAACACCTTCAGGTGGATTAGCGGTAACCTCAGGTCTTGATACACTTAAATATTGTTTCTCAACACCTTCGTCATCTGGAAATTTAAATACACCACCATCAGCGTCCAGGAAACCTTCATAACGATCTAAATCTGTTTTAAATTTATCTATATTAATACCACGATCAAAACCTTGCGCAGTATTGACCATATTAATTAACTCACTAGGACTATAACCTAAGGCAATAGCTTGACTGTAAGCGTCGCCTAAAACTTGTTGAGCAATGTTAGATCCAGATCCACCGCCTGACCCACCTTGTTGTGTTTGTTGAAAAGCTTGTATGCCTGAGTTGTCTCCACCACTCTGTTGATTGCCAATAAAATTGGCAAAACTTGCAGAATCATTTGTTGTTTTTTGTGGTAAAAAATTTGCAAAACTAGCTGAGTCGTTCGTTTGTTTTGGTTTTGAATCTAAAAAATTAGCGAAACTTGCAGAATCATTTGTTCTTCTTTTATTACCAGAAAAGTTGAGACCCATGCGATCTCTATCCATTTGTGCTGGTGATGCCATTACGCTTTACCCCCACGCTTCCGACCAAGGACTGCTTTGGATAAATCTTTCATGTTCCTAATTTTAGGCTTCTTCTTTACGGTCTTTTTTTTCTTTCTTTGACCGAGACTAGCATATGCGAGTGTATTAGACATCCATCTCCGTTGTCATATCAATGTCAACTTCACCGCCGGTAGACATCTTTCCACCTCTTTTTGCTCCAACAAATTTTTTACCTGCGCCCTCCATAAAACCTTCCATAATTTCTTTTAAACGATCTTTTG